GGTGGTGGCGGTGGTGGCGGTGGTGCTGACTCGGCCAAATGTGCAGTAATTGTTGTATCTGCTCTAATGGGCCGTGTCGTCGTCTGAGCAATGTCAGGATTTTCAACAGGACCCTCCCAGCGCTCAAATGTATAGCGCGTACCATCAGCATTCCATGAGATTTCTGAAATAGCTCCATCTGCTAAGTTATTACTAGCACCTTCAACTCTACCTGTATTTTCTGGATTTGTAACTAAAGTGAGTGTATGAGATACAGGTGGTGGTACAATACCAGGCAGAGGAACTGAACATCCAAATTCTTGTAGGGCTTGTTGATTTTCAGGTATATGGAGAGTTCCTGCCAATACTGCTAAAAATAATAAATATATATTTGAAGTTGAGGTATCTTTATCTTCTTGTATTTCCCTATCTACACCATCATCATAAGCGTATTTAAAAAAAAGGGTGTTATTTGTAAAGTTCTCTCCTACAGAAAGAATCTCTTCTTTATAATTTTGAATTTCTTCAAGTACTCGATTAACCCCTGCTCTAGTTATAACTGCTATAATACTATCCGCCCATCCCTCAGGCGGATCTTGTAATCTAACCAAATTAGTACGAATTGCAAACACAATCTTGAAAAAAAGTTTTATAATCAACTCAATTTCATTCTGATTTAGTAGTGCATAAATATGAAGTAAAATGGGTTCAACCGCAGGGTCCATTTGTGAAATAAAAATAAAATATAAGGTATTTAACATACAGAGCATGGATCCATTTCTATTTCCTGCTGCCGCAGGCGGTGGTGGTGCTGGCATTTGAATAGCTTCTAAAAATGTATATAGCGTTGTAGTACTAAGATGAAGCCCTCCTAAAGTTCCGTTATCTAGCACTGGATACAGACCAGGTAGAATTAATCCCTGACCGTGCATCCGTTCAATAAATACGCCAAGACTCTCCCAAATATATGTGAGAAGTTGTAGTATATACTGTTTCTCTTGAATTAGTTCGGCAATCTGCTCTCTTAACTCTTCATTTTCATCAATGACTGCGCTTAATGCATCTCCATAATCATTTGCAAGTTGACCATATTCATCGAGTAAATGTAAACTATCTGTAATTACAAGACGCAGTTGGTTAATTACGACAAATAGATTAGTAATCAGCACATAATATTCATCAGATATATTCATCCAAAAGGCAATTTCTTCCACCATTGCATTCATTTGAATAAATAATTGCTGAACAAATGCTTCATATTCATCACGGATACTCATCCAATAGGCAATCTCTTGAATTGCCTGGTCAAGAAGTTTCTGTAACTTATCAAAATCAGCAGGTGAAGGTCCATTGGGACCAAAGACAGGCCCACTAGGACCACCAGTACCGCCAGGACCAGCGGCTAATGCCTCTCGAAGCAGGATTTCATATTCATCACGAATACTCATCCAATAGGCAATCTCCTGCACTGCTGCAGCAAGTAAATCTCTTGTATCACTTAATTCTTGTCGTAAACGATTATATGCATTAAATAATGCATAATACATTCGCTGCGCAATTTCAAGCTCATTTGTAAGGCGCCGAACTTCTCCCCGTAAGCGTGCAATTTCTGCTTGTGCTGTAGCAAGCTCTGTCTGTAATTGTGCAATCTGTGCTTCTAGCCCCCTAATAACTCCCTGAAGACGCGCAATCTCCGCCTCCGCCGTAGCAAGTGCCGCAGTTAATCTAGCAACTTCCGCACGCGCTGCTGCAAGCTCAGCACGTAGACGCACAATTTCCGCTTGTGCCGCAGCCAGTTCAGCGCGTAGGCGTGCCGTCTCCGCCTTTTCTGCCGCAAGTTCTGCCTGCAGTTGTTTAATAAGCGCGTCTTTTTTGACAATATCTGCTTCCAAGTCCTTGATACGTTGATTTGCTTTTACAAGATCCTGTTTTAATTGATCATTCTCAGCCTGCAGCCTCTGTACTTCAGCAAGGGCAGCAGCCAATGCTTTTTGAAGTGTGTCAATGGCACCAATAATTCCATCACGGCGCTCCTTAATTGTGCCCTTGTGCGTTGGATTAATCTTTAGTTTATCTTCAATATCGCTAATTGCGCCAAGGGCCTCCTCAGGAGCAATTGCCGCTAAAAGCTCAGAGTCATCTTCGAGCACCTTCTTAATTTTGATAAGTGTTCGCGTATACGGCGGCCGCTTTCCAGATCCACGCTCGCGTTCAAATTCAGTTTCATAATCACGCAGCAGCGGTGCATTCTTCTGTGCCATGCGTGTTAGAATATCGGCAGGTACAGGCAGTTTTTTTCCGAGAATCTCCACCGGATCATACCCCTGCGCAAGCAAATAAGCAAAAATCTCTAGAAGTTTCAACATGCGGTCATCATCGAGGCCGACCACTTTGGCAGGTTTATTCGGATCAACAAGTGCAGTATCTTTACAGGGAGCAATTGTCTGTGGGACATCCTCATCAATTAATTTATTGAGACGGTCAAGATGGTCTCGTAGATAGCGTGCATGAACATCTGCGGCTAAGAGTTCATCGTAACTCGCGATTTCATCCATTAGTAGGCTGCGACGGTACAGTAATGAGCGAACAAGAAGTTCACCCTCTTCTTTACTACACGGTAAGCGGAGTCCCTTCTTCGTCATCGATTTACCCGCTCCAAAAATAGCACGAATCACTCGCTGTAGTGTCGCCTTTTCTGCATCAGTAAATGTCTTAGAACTTCCACCCAAAAAGAGAAGGTCAAATGCGACATCTGTTTTAAGACTATCATCAGTAAGTTCAAATGATCCAGGTTCAGTGGGACCCATGCTGAGGAAAAAGGTCTCGCCTGCGATATTTATATACCCTGTTTCATAGGGTATAAAAGCACCCGCCACGGGCTTTTTTTTGTTTTTGCTTGAGTTCCCACTCATTCCCTAGATACTTAACACATATTTACCAACCTAAAAAACTAACACGTAGTATAAATAGAAATGACAGCAGAAGCATCAAAACTCTTCAATCCCTGGAATCCACGCAATAAGAAAATGAAGTCAGAGAATGTTCGGAAAATTTTTCACGATCTCGGTCTTCAGACGTTCCGTGTTCAAGAAGTCACCCCCTTTCAAAATGCATGTGTACATAAATCGTATGTAGATCGACCTGATTTATGGGCAGAGCAGTCGGAGTCCGGAGAACCAATGATTATGGCCGACCGACCTTCCAACTGCCTGCCTCTTCAAGAAGCAGACAATGAGGAAATTGAGTTTATTGGCGACAGTCTACTTGGATGTATTGTTGCATTGTATCTTCGTGAGCGGTATGGTGGAGAAGGTGAGGGCTTTTTTACAAGGCTCCGAACACGAATTGTAAATAATAAAATGTTGGGACAACTTGCTCTAAAAATTGGATTTGCTCCGTGGCTTATTATTAGCCGTCACGTGGAAGATGTCTGCGACGGCCGTAGAAATCTGCGAATTCTAGGGTCGATGCTGGAGGCGTGGATTGGGGCACTTTATCTACATGAAGGTGGTGGCGGAAAGGGATTTACCACCGTTCAGACCTTTATCATTGCACTCCTTGAAAAGCATATTGACTTTGCAAGTCTAATTGCCGAGGATACGAACTTTAAGGACCAACTTCTCCGATGGTTTCAGAGCAAGTATCATCAGCCTCCGAGATATAAGGAGGTGACTGTTGAAGGGCCACCTCATGATCGGATTTTTACTATGGGCGTTCTCGATTTGAGTGGAAATGTCATTGCCAAGAGTACTGCAAGAAATAAGAAGGTTGCTGAACAAGAAGCGAGTCGTCTTGCGCTTGAAGTGTTGAGTGCGCATAGTGACTAATAAAATATAGAGGGGAGATAGATGCCGCCGCCCGATCTGAGAAAACTAAAGCCGGTTAAACTTGGCACGGTCCTTCAAAAGGCGGTTACAGAGGAGGTGAATCTTGTTCCTACTGTGACTGCAGGACAAGCAGCGACAGCGGTGGCTCAAGAAGCTCCTGCTGCTGCTCCTAAGCCTGCCCCTAAGCCTGCCCCTAAACCTGCCCCTAAGCCTGCCCCTAAACCCGTCCCTAAACCTGCGCCAGTTCCCCTACCAAAGCCCCAAGCTCCTCTACTCACCCAAGTCCAAGGGTTTGAAGGTAATTCTGAAACAACTGCAATTGAAAGTATTACACTTGAACAGACTGTAAAGGATTGGCAAGAAAAGAATAAAAAACCTCTTGGCGAAGATAAATTGGAACTCACAGATAAAACAGGCAAAAAGATTGGGCGCTTTGGTGAAGAGCTTCGTCGCTGGACAATCGTAGATGCAGTAGGCGATGGCCACTGCCTTCTTCACGCAGTTTTTGATTCAACAAGTCCCACCTACAGAAAACTTGCACGCAGAGATAAGGAGGCCTTTGTAAACTATTTCCGTTACGACATTTTTGCTGATAAAGTTCAAGAGGGTGAATATTTTACAAACTTGACAGAAGAGAATCAAGATAAAATATTAACTCGTATTTTGCAGAAAACAGGTACTGCAAAGTGGTTAACAGATGAAGAAGTTGCAATACTTTCCGATCTCTACAATGTAAATATACTTGTATTAGCCTATAATTCTACAAAAAAAGCAACTCATCGTATCCAGTATCCTGTATTTCCTGAAACACTTATTGATGAGGCAGGAGATTGGCAGGATAATGGAAATCCATGGATTATTTTATATAATGATGCACCCGTTCATTATGAAGCCGTACGAATCAATGGTAAGTATCTCTTTTCATTTGAACAACTCTCACCAGTCCTCAAAAAATATGTGAAGCGCAATAATGAAAAGTCTGTATGCAATTACAAGGCAGGCGAAGAAGTGTGGCTAGTTGGAGATGAATATACAGAGGAGCCAACTCATATAATTATCCAACCAGTCTTTGATGATGAAACACGCATCTGTAATAATCTACGAATTATCGATAAGGAAAATATTATTGAAGATACAAAGGATGAGGCAATTACATTAAAAGATGATAAATATACGGATATTAATTCTCAAGCCATCTGGGATGGTGATGAAGAAGACACCTATTATCTCGCAAAGCCCTGGGAAATAAGTGATGAAAATGCCTATATTTTTGGAAAAAATACATTAGAAGAAGTATCGGTAAAAGAGGTTGCACGAAAGGGCCCAGATGGCAAACCTGTTGTGCCTGAAGCTGAAGCCAACGAGGAAGCCAACGAGGAAGCCAACGAGGCCGACTATGTAGATGACCGACTTGAAGCTCTGGAGGAGTCCATTATCGGTGAACGCACAGATGACAAATATGAGATCGATACGCCCGCTTATATGCCGACCACTCGCCGCGCCTTTTCAAAGTTCATTGAAGCGACCTTCAAGTCCCTCAAACTTCCTCCACTCAAGGAGCCAGATTTTGATGCCTGTCTGAAGAAAGGTGCATCAGGTCAACAGGAGGTCGAAGTCTATCAGTATCAGAAATTTATCCGCGAATACATGAACAGCGACTCCCCGTACCGCGGAATCCTCGTCTACCACGGTCTCGGTTCAGGAAAAACCTGCTCCGCTATTGCCGCGTCTGAAGCGCTATTTGCAAAAAACAACAAGAAAATCATCGTAATGACACCTAAATCTCTACAAAAGAACTTTATTCGTGAATTAACCTTCTGCGGTTTCCGTCATTATCGTATTGAGAATCACTGGATTGGCCTCGACTGGACAGCCGAAACAAAACTCTTTGCACTGAATGTACTTGGCCTCTCAGGCCAGTATATCAATGGAAAGAAACCGGCAAAACTCTGGATTCCCGACTTTTCAAAAGAGTCGAACTTCAAATCACTCAAACCGTCAGATCAATCTGATGTACGCAAGCAGATTTTAGATGCAATTAATAATAATGTACAGTTTATCTCCTATAATGGAATTACGACAAAGCGCTTGATTGAACTCGCAACAGGAAAAGTCTTTGACAACAAGACAATTATTATCGACGAAATCCATAACTTGGTTCGTCTAATGCAGGGTAATCTCGAATATTTTCTCCAGAAAGGTGTTGGCGCCTGGGCAGCCTCTCGTACGGCTGAGCCGATCACAACGGATCGCTGGAAACTGCTGAATCTTGAAGGAGAAAAGAAGAAATACTCACGTGGATATCTCTTTTACAGACTCTTAACGGATGCAGCAAATAGCCGTGTCATTGGACTGAGTGGTACTCCATTGATTAACTTTCCTCAAGAACTCGGTATTCTTGCAAACTGTCTCCATAAGTATATTAACAGTGCAAGCGCAACCTTCAGATCACAGGATATGGTTGCCGATAAGAAAATGATTAAACAACTTGCAGATGAGCATCCCTACATTGATGATATTCGTTTCACAGAAGGTAGTGGAAATCTTACCGTACTCTTTACAGCGCTTCCTGAAGGGACAAAGAAGAAGTTTTCTGGCAAGGAGTTTATTGGAATTATCCGCGAAGAGACTGTCAAGCCATTTATCGAGATTGCCACCAGCTTTAGGGAAGTACTTTCAAAGAAGGGACGTAAGATGGAATTCAAATCAGCGGCGCTTCCATTACTGCCCATTTTTAGCGAAGACTTTAGAGATGCCTTTGTAAATGAAGCAGGTCTCCTGAAGGAGGGCGGACCTGATATTGTACTAGGAAAACGCCTCACTGGACTCATCTCATACTACAAGGGATCCAAGGTTGAACTTATGCCGAAGGTCACATCAGATGTTCTCGAATTTGTAGAGATGAGTGATTATCAAGCATCAGCCTATATGGAGGTTCGTAGCGTCGAAGTAAACAAGGAACTCAAGCAGAAGAAGCAGGCAAAAGGTAAAGTAGCTCCTTGGCTAGGTGAAGCTGAAAAACTTGATAAATCGACCACCTATAAAATGGTGAGTCGTCAAACCTGTAACTTTGCCTTTCTGGAAGAGATTGTGCGACCCCGTCCAAAGCGTCTCGGTAAGCTCGAATTATCTGTAGAGGGTGTTGATGCAGTTGACAAGGACATAGGAGATGGAGATGAACTTGCAGAACCTGTTGTAGGTGAGCTGCTCGTTGTGGGTGACGAACGGGATGCAGGTAATGAGGAGGAGGCAGATGAGGAAGATGCAGATCTACGCAAGGAGATTAAAAAGGCAGAGGGTGAAGAGGAAGAGGAGCCTGCCGCCGCGGCGGCCCCTGTAGCCAAGGCCCCAGTAGATGGAGAAATGAAGACAAAATACGAGGCAATTCAGGCACTGAAAGATCAGGCTGCGAAGGAGGGTAAGGCCTTCAAGCCGACACCTGAGCAGAACAGAATTATTAATATCTACAAGTGTCGTCTAGGAAATACGGGTGACTATCAGAAGGACTGCGAACGTGTGCGGGCCTGTCTCCGTTATTTTGGAAAGGATGAACAGACAAGTAAGTCAGGCAAGCGCTATGGAAAACTATCGCTGAATGGCGAGCTTGTCAAGTACAGTGCAAAGTTTGCCCGTATGCTTCAACGCATGGAGGAATCGCCTGGTTCAAACTTAGTGTACAGTCAGTTCCTCTCTATGGAAGGCATTGGCATCTTCTCCATCTGCATGGATATTAATGGGTACACGCCCATTGAAATCTCCTACAATGCCGATTCGAAGGAAGCGCAGTTCAATGAGGCCACACTTAAGAGTCTCAAACTCGGTCCTAAGGGTAATGTAAAACGCTATATTAAGTTTACAGGAGGTGAAGCCGATGATGTGCGCAGAATGAACTTGGCGCTCTTCAATTGCCGCTTCAGTGATTTACCACCGGGTCTTCAGGGGCCGCTGAATGACTTCGGGTGGACAAGTGACGAAGCTGAGACAAAAACACTACTTTTGAAGGGTGCACTCTGCAACACGTTCTGTATTACGTCAGCAGGTGCGGAAGGTATTTCACTGCGCAATGTTCGCCGTGTTCATTTAATGGAGCCGTACTGGAACGATGTTCGTATTGCGCAAGTTAAGGGTCGTGCAATCCGTATCTGCTCTCATATTGATTTCCCTGATGTGGCAGATCGTAGTGTAGAGATTTATACCTATTTGTCATGTTTTTCCAAAAAACAACAGATGGGTAAGGAGGCGGACAAGGAAAAAATCGACGAGACAATTCGTATGAAGGATGCACTGTCAATTCAAGAGGCAGCCGAAGCCTTCGGTCCTGAACGCACAGAAGGATTACAAGATTATATTACAACAAGTGATGAGCAACTCTATTTGGTGAGTTTTAAGAAGCGTAAGCTGATAGGCAAGATGGAAGCACTCATGAAGACGGCGGCGATTGATTGCCAACTGAATGAGACTGAAAATGATGATGTGACATCATGTCTAGCCATTCCAAATGGTAAGATTGGAGATTATCTCTACCACCCTGTACTTGAGCAGGACCTGATTGAAGGTGCAAAGGCCCTCCAGTTCAGAGCTGCTGAGCCAGTCGCTGCGCCTGTGCCTGTGTCCGAAGTGACTGCTGCCAAGCAAGCTGCTTCTAAACTCTTTACAGTGGAAGGATATGGAGAATTTGAGGCTAGGCCAGTCATTGAAAGTGATAAGATAACTGGATTTGAACTTTACAGAGATGACAATAAAGTGGGTGTTGCAGGAGCCAATAGTGAAGGCCGCCCTGGACAACCGATTCGTCTTAAGAAAGGCCTCAAAATTGGCTCTTAAGCGGGTAGAAGTGACATATCACGATAGCGAACAGTTCCCTGTTCAGCCAGTGGAGGATCTGCCCAGAGTGCAACTCCGCGATGTGCAGCAAGTTGATAATTTAATTCCCAATCCAGACATTCGCGGAATGGCATAAGTGTCTGTGCAATCTTTGCAAGAAACTCTCCGCGAAAAAGCATTGAATCTGTGCAACGGAATACAAATTGATGAGGTGCACCATAAGCTTTTGTAGGAGACCAGTAACTTGGCGGACATCCTTCGGGTCGTGTATTGACACCCTCTCCAAGACTCACATAATCCCAGGATTTGTCTTTGAGGTCAGTCATTAAATCTGCAAATCGTGGTATAAAATCATTGCGAAGATAAACATCAGATTCAAAAATTAGTACATTTTTGTATCCATGTTCAACTACATCTCGAACTACTGCATAGAAATTGAGTACAAGTGAAATTTCGCCCTTGCTGAGAAATCTGGATTTCCAAGAGAGATTCGGAACCCCCGCGCGAATAAAAGGATCCCAGACGGAAAAGACTTGAGAACTTGTTAGTTCTGAACCCCAGCAGGCCGAACCAAAAAAGAGTTTCTCGGTAGGTAGTCCAATGGCGGCAAAATGTGCTACAATTCGTTCATATCTCTGTTTTTCGTACATTTGGTGCACAAGAACATAGATTTTATCAATTTGTTCCATTCGCCCGACTATATGTCAAGCGGAGTCTATTTTAAGTGTTGCGTCGCACTATTCAAACCAGCGTCCCTGCCAGTTGCCCTGAACCTCCTTCTTCCAGAATACAGGATCCGTTGTACTCAGTTGGCCATCAAAGCAGTGAATCCACGCAACCTGCATCGTCATCTGTGTAGGCTGTCCATTGGTTCCACCAAGATACATGGAGCCATAGGCACTCTTATCACTCTTATATTCACTCATGAGTGTTCCACCAGGGCTGTAGCTCGCCAGGCCATTTGAAGGAAGTATCTTTCCCGTAGCTAGATTTGCACAGGTCTGAACAAAGAACTGAACACCCGTTATACTCTTTCCAAATATCGCAGGTGTCTGGTTAATCGTCGCTACACACCATGTTCCCTGCGGGACATTGTAGACTTGAGAAGTATTCTGTTGCCCCTTTCCACCATATGTCTTAAGAGATATATTAAATGTATTATTGGGACCATTGTCACAGCAGATGACATATCCATAGGTCTGCCCCCAAACGAACATCCAATTGAGTCCATTGCCCGAGACATTCTGCGCAGTGATATTGAAGCAGACAGTGACCGCTTGGAAGGCTGAGAAGGCAACGCCTTGTGCCGTTTTCCAGAGTTCATTTGAAATGGCCATCGCCATTAAATCAGAAGGCATCGAAGTATCGCGAATCGCCGCATATTCTGCATGTCTCGCAGGCTCTACAGTGAGTTTTCTGCTCCAGAGACGCTTCTCACAGAACTGGGATTGACCACCTCGTGTATAGACCTGGAAGGAGAGTGCAGGTGCAGCGACCTCCTGAGTAAAATAGCACATTGACTGCCAATCAGGGTCTACATTGCCATTTATCGCGGGATTACGCCAGCCCTGGCCACCCGCACAATCATAGAAATACGGAGTGAAGGTCGCACCACCCCCTGTTTCAAACCATGTAAAGCTTACGATATTTGGCACACCCTGTGAATCTGCCGTAATCGGCATACAGCCCGACTGATGCCAGGTCGGCCCCTGGTCATAATAGGCGCCAAATGCCATTGAATTATTCTTGATGTTGAAGACATCCTGATTAATTGCCATCTGAAAGCCATCATCTGTGACCACGCCGAACATTAGATTACGGTTCACTCCAGGACGCAGATCGCAGAAACTCACAAACTCTACCATATCCGATAAGCCCGTTCCATCCACCTCACCACCCCCAACATTAATGTAGGGCAGATTGCTTCCAGTCGCCGATAAAACTGCACGACGACCCATTAGGACCCCACCCTGTTGACGGTCAAACCAGAAGACTTCACATCCCTGATTGCCATCTCCAAGACTGAGGCCCGTAGGAACTTTCTGTAAACCAAGACCAGTGAGTTGATTCAGTGCCGTGCGCTGCGTAGTCGGATCGGCCGATCGTGAATTAGTAACAAGTGCCGCAATACTTGCCTTATACGCGCCCCAGTTCATTCCCTTTAGGGCCCCTAGATCAGTGGGGTATGAAGTACCCTGTGTAGTACCACCCTGTTTCTGAAACTCTTCTTGCATACACTTCAGACCAATATCTCGACTACTGTCCGTAAGATCCGCGCAGAAGTTATAACTATCAAAAAGTCCAGGCTGACGGCATAAATCTCGTGCAGCCACAGACACCTTTTCATTCAGATCATACTGTTTCTGGTTGACTGTGTAGAAGTTCATGAATGCAGAAAAGAGGGTGCCATTTCCTTGACGAATGATGTCTTCACTGAGCGCTGGATTGGCCAGACTCTGATACTTCTGAAAGGACTTCTTCTGACGAAGCTGATCGGCAAAATCTCCAGGATTTGTGCCTGCACCAAGTGCAGTGGCTATGGTTCCACCTGCACATCCCGCCCACTGTGCTGTCATGGTTACGCAATCACGGTCGAGGGGGCTATTAAAACACTTCCAATACGAAGGTTGCGGCTGTCCAGGCGGTGGGGCAGGACAGGAGGCAGCATTTGCAACTGTGATAATATCGGCAGGCGCACACTGCTTATCAACATCAGTGTAACGCGGTTGCGGTTTACCTCCAACCATGGAAATCGGAATAATTTTATCACTTGTTTTGCAGTATCCGCAAACATTCTTGAAATCACCTACAGCGCTTACAGGAATTTGAGACATATCCTGACAGCTTTGAGCCGATTTGCAGATATCAGTCACCATCTGTTTCTCAGCCGCCTTGAGATCCCAATAGTAGTTCACTCCATTCCCAGTGGAATCTGTAGGAGGATTTGCCGTATCAAGAGGTCCACTTGAATTTCCATAGGCGGCTTGCGCAACCTGCGGAATAGGACCCGTACCCGCCTGGTATCTCCATCCGCAGGCATTACCTACAGGTGTTGCAGGTTGCGCGGCCTGTAGATTAGAGAGACCGACAAGTCCCTGAAATGTGCGGCACTGGGCAAGATTTGCACCAACAGGGTCAGACACGCCAGTCAGTATACCTCCAAGATACGGAATAGGTGCAGTACGGCCACTAATGCCTACATTTTCAACACTTCCAATATTTGCAAGTGCGCCTTGTAACTCTGCATTACTTGCCTGATTCTGCTGACTCTGATATCCCGTATTCGGATATGAGTAGTTGTTCTGCGTTGTGGCAATGACCATATTCGGAATACCTGAGGCATAGTTTGCACTATTTGTATTGAGCATCTGCTGTGGTGTCTGTGTTGGCACTGCACCATCAAATCCCTCATTTCGGCCACTGTATTGGGACAACCGGGCAAACATCCCCTTCTACACTATCTCTTTATTTATGCCACGAATGTGGTCGCAATAAATAGATTTTAGATATTGAAGGGTTTTGCAATTGTAACTATGGACTCCATAGACTGATTACCTGCTAAGGTTCCAGTCCAAACTGTTTGCTTATTGGCATCTAGAAGTTCAACTAAGATGCCCGTTGCGCGATTTTGGCAACAGTCGGCACGGTTGTAGTAGACAATCTTCTTAATCGGATACACGGCACTCATATCCACCATAAAGTAGTCATTCGACTTACAGCCCGAGTGGAAAATCTGCGGGAAGGAGCGGCTTGCCATCGTACCATCAACAGCGAAGTTTGGTTGACTTCCGTAGCCATATGTTGTTGAATAACTCGTAGGTTTTCCAAAGCACTGATTGACTCCTTGGTTGTCGTAGCAGGCAATTTGCGAAATCTGTAAGCACTGATATGCATTACTCAAGCGCACATAGCGCGCATTCGGCATGCTTGCCGCAGGTGTTACACTTACAGGAATCGCCGCCAGGTTCGCAAAACATCGTCCTACACTGTCAGCACGACCGCCCTGCGCATCCGGGAGATTCGCATTGAGACCAGTGTTCGTAGCACGCTGAAAAGCCTGATTGAAAAAGTCCTGGACATAGGGAATACCAATACGACCTGTGCCTGCGCCACTACGAGACTCGCGCTGTAGTTTCTTCACAATGTTCGGATTCTTTGCGGGGTCATACCCAGCACCAGGCAGACAGTAGATCTTATTTCCCTGAGCATCGAGACTGTAATAAGTACCGATGGGCCCAGTATAGGTCGGCCCAATGTTCTGATTTCCCGCACCTTGATTGTAATAGAGATAGTTAATGCATTGTGCTGAAATATTGGGAGTATAATTTACATTAAAATTCAAGTAGGCATCGCACGGTGTACTGATATTTGTTCCATTACACTTCAATGATGCATCCGCATCAGAATACTGATTCTGATTGAGCCCATCGAGTTGCTTGACAATTGCATTCATTTCTAGATTCTGTAGACTGGATGGATCGTTATAGAGAGTTCCTCCACTTGTGCACCCGCTATTCACAATACGATTCTGAAGACAGGCCGTTGACCACGTACCAGGCCCCTGTCCAGCAGGTCTATAACACGGATCCCCACCATAAATACTTGCAGAGGAGGACTTTGTCTGTAAGACACTCTTTGTGCAATCAATACTGCTGAATGGAAACTTTTCTGCAAAAAAGAAGGGGAGACTTCCTGATAGACTCATCGATGATTTTGAGTATCCAGACATCAGATTAATACAATTGACTGTGCCGCTCGGTGTTGTTAGTGTAGGATAGTCTGTACCACGCCGCGGTTTACCTGAGAGCATATCATCTGTTAAAAGGATTTTATCCAGCGGCAATTGAAAGACACCACCCCCTGTTAAAGGAGCCTCCAGAGCACCATAGAGCTCTGCCGATGTCTCCTCATCAGGTGCCTGGACTACAAAATTCAGGAAAGAGTCTTCAGAGAGTTTCGCCTTGAAAGAGACAGGCGTCGATGAGAGTACCAGCGTCGTCTTTGAATCTGCGAATTTAATCACTTTTCCTGCAAGAGTTACATTAAGAGTTCCAGTACCGGCCACCCAAAACATAACCGTTTTTAAGGGAGTGGACTTCGTATCACCCACGTAGGTATAGGAGCCATCCTCCAGACAAACGGCACACGTTCCATCGAGATTCTTATTGTGTTGGCAGGTGACACGATTCATAAAATCCTGGAGTTCATTCGTTGTCAGTGCAAATGAATACGTTGAACCAACACCCGCGGTGGCTCCCTGACAAGTACCAAGAGTCGGCTTCGTATTTGTATAAGGAACAGGTGAATCCGCGATGATTGCGATTGCAGCCGCCTTGGCAGCAGGGTCAATATAGAGTCCCTTTGGGCCTGTAAAGGCCTTTCCAGCATTTGTAGTGCCCGAGGATAAACAGACACCACAATACTCTTTAAATTTTGCATCGGCAAACGGATTATCACTCATTGCCATATTCTCACAAAAGTCCGCCTTCACAATAATTGAACTGCTATCAGGCACATAGACAGGCGTTGTATTGGTTCCAGGCACCATGTTCACCTGGCCAGGTACGGATGTATCCGTTGCCGTCGGTGTAAGTGCGGCATTTACTGCGCCCACATACGAAGCCTGTTGGTCGGCCGGCATATTTGCAACCGCGGGCACGGTGAGTCGAGGATCCGCGGCAAGAGATAGAGGATTGTACATCTGTTGCCCCTGAGCCGCTGTAACAGGATACGTTCCCACTTGTGGGACATCAAATCCCTCTTGACGTTTTTTAAAGTAGCGCAACAGCCCCGTTGCACCCACGGCACAGGCACCTAGTAATAGTAGACCCGGGTCCATCTCTACTGATTAGTTAAGATTATCGGGACGTAGACGACTCGCCGCATCCATATCACGTGTAATTACACGGAAGACTAGCTGTGTCTGATGGCTGAGATTAATCAGGCGACCTGACTGGAGTATACCTGATGCAGGAACAGCTCCAGATAATAAAGTTCCAGCAAAGGTATCTGTTGGGAAGCCACCAAACGGTGATACGGTAGTATATCCCTTGGTAGGATCATTGTACCGAGCATCGACAATAATATAGTTTGCATAGCCGACGGAGTTTGTACCTGTGATATAGGCGGATCCATTATAGTATCCAATATTTACTACAAGAAGTCCAGCAGGGCCCGTTAAATAGCTTATAAAATCCTGTGCTGCACCTGCATTTCCTGTAAATGTAGATGTGAAGGCTATGTTTTTTAGTTGAATACGGTCGCCCTGATTGAACATAAAGGTATTGAACCAAGTGCTCGTTTGAATCCAGATAAACTGACTGAGTCCAGCAGTCGCTCCATTCTTTGCATAGACTGTTCCAGTATTCGGAATAGGATAGACTGTAGGAGCCGTTGTAGTCGCTATACTATTTGAGAGTACAAAGCCAGAAATATCAAGCGTATCGAGAAGCGGACTCACGAGCGAACCATCAGGACGTTGAAGTTGAATGGAGAGTTTCTGAAGCGTAGCAAGCGGTGTAGGATAATAGGTCTTCTGGCACTTCAGGAACTTGGGGATCATACCGAGGAATCCTCCACGCTGAACTACATTTGTGTTGTCCGTAATCCAGTTTGCATCATACTGGATAAGTCCAAACGCACTATCAATATTCTGATTTGTGCCGATGCTGTTCGTATCGAGTTCAGGCACACGCACCATCAGATACGGAAAGGAGAGCACATTTGTGTTTACAATGGTCTGGTTGAAGGCCGTTGAGCTGGCATACCCCTTATCAATCAGTACATCAATTCCTTCAACAGGTACAAGCGCCTTTACAAGTTCAATACGCACAATGTTGCGGAACTTGACCTGTGTTGACGTATTTGCACGGACACCGTTATTTGTTGTCACATTTCCAGGATTGAAAAGTACACTGAAATTGTAGCGACTTTCACCTGTGTTGACTGTCCAGTCGCGGTCAGCACTGTAGCAGAAGAGATTGTACTCATTCTCCTTATAGTTGAGCACATCCTCCTCCTTTTGGAGAAAGTCCTGGGGAAGCACAGGTCTCTCTGCCCGCACGGTCGGGACTGCAATTGTCGGATTTGCCTGTGCCAGCCCCTGCGGCTCATACGGTGTACGACCCTGTGACTGCATACCAAAGAGGGCGCGCATATCCGGAGGCACTGTCATTGTTGTAATCTCATTCTCGAGTGTTCTCGGCTTAGCGATTGCACCGGCCTCACGAGGGCGAATCTGCTCCTGAACAGCAAGTGCCGTGCGAGCAGCCTCCGCCTCACGCTGCTTCTTAGCCTGCTCAAAGAGGCTGGCCGCAGAAGAGGTATTATCTTCTTCGAGAGGAATCCGAAAATCGGGCGGAGCAGGAGGGGCGGCTTTTGCAGTATTGCGTGAGTCCTGCATGAGAGCAAAGCGTGTTCCAACATCTTGGCGAAGAGGATCTGAGCTAGTCACAATTTCAACTTCTGTCTTTTCACTCGTCTCCACTTCGCGGCCCCTATCGAGATAAGCCGTATAGTCGGGAAGTACAGCGGCCAGTGTCTCCTTGTTAAGATACTGTATGTTCTGAGTTGAATTGATACGATAGACTTCACCCATATAATGCTTCACAGTCTTCACGAGCCTCTGCTTCTGGCGGTCATCAAGGTTGATTCCACTGCGACGTTGAACGTGGTCGTACAGTAATCTGTCCAACATTTGTTCATTGGGTTCGCTGAAAAACTTTTCTCTCGTATCCTTTGACATCTAAATCGTTATACGATTTATCGTACGGCACCTTGAACGCTTTAGTCCAAAGGATATTATGTACTAAAAAGCCATGACCGAAGCATCAACATTTCGCCATCACGAGGTGCCCGACGGCAGAAAGGACGGAAATCTTCTCCCATCAGCATCCGAATAATAAAATACATGCTGTACATTCCACATTCAGAATCTTTCATCTGGAAACGACGGGCATTGTAAGCGAGTTTCATAGCAGGATCCTGTAGTGTCAGCCACTGCATGAATTTTTCAATTTGGCCAGGAACCTCCATGCCGTATGAGTCAAAATAGTAGCATACCTTCTTCTTCAAATCAACGTAGTTGCCCACCCAGTGGCTGCCGCCTTTGTTGTGAGGATCAAGATTGTAAATTATACCAATCTTTGACTTTCCAGCGGCTTTTAATCCGGCCATATCAAGACTACACATTTCACTTATGAGACACTTTGTCTTGGTCTTATTGTATGGGTCGGGTGCTGCAAAATCAATTGGATAAGGACCGAGGAACTTAAAATCGGCCACATCTTCTTCATACTGCTTCATGACGTTCTCAATGTTAGTACTGTCAAGCCACTTATCAGGATCCGCACGCCACGCTTCAGGTTGAGGAGGGCGTAAATAGTCCTTCACAAGGCGCTGCTTCTCAGACTCATCGATGGCTAGGGCCTGGACAAAGGAGTATTCCTGGATTGGCTGCACACCGACCTCTTGTTCAAGTTGTTTCCGAAGGGTGACAGCAGCCACGCCTCCAACTTGACTTCTTACAACTGTCGCAGAACCTAAGACCTTCGAGGCAATTTTCTGTAATTCAGACGCAGGCAGACATCCATATGCCGGACGCTTTTTTCCGACACGCGGACGACATTGACAGGGTCCCGGTCTATAGTTCTCTGAACCCGTTTTTTTGAGTCGCCTGGTTTTTCTGACCCCGACCATCCTATTGAAGTGTCAGATTCAAATCGTCATACTCCACAGGATGGCGTACTCAATGGTCCGCTTTTGGTCGTATATTTTCACTCCTCTCTTAATTCTTGTACTTGTTTTTGCAATGTTTGTTATTTTTACACTTTCGAGTGCACAGACAACTGTTGGCTCTCTGATTGCGCCGGCACTCGCAATTACTTCATCGGTGGCAGCCGCCACTGCCGCTGCGCGCCCTAAAGTATCCTTTTCACCTACATCAGTAGGAACGGGACCATGACGCCTACACAAATCTTTCAAATGATACTCTTGGCCATTATTCTTACAGGCCTAGGATACGTAATCTATGCGGTCGGCCAATTTGCCGGCAGCAAGGACAACCTGAATGACATTCAAAAGAATATGGGAATCATCTTTGGAGTGACATTTGCTCTGGTTCTCATGCTCGGTATTTTCAGTTATATGTATATCCGTACGGACCCCGATATCTTCGTACCGTTCGCCCTTTTCATGCTTTTCGTGAACATGGAGATTTCGCTGATTTCAGTCAGTGCGTCAGTTCTTCAGAAGATTGAATAAGGCATTCAGGTGTCCGAGGAGCCTGTATGAGAATTCCTAGAATGCGATGTTGGAGACGCGCCCGACCTGTCCAGAAAGTGTCGTTGACTCCCATTTGAAGACTGATCCCCTGAATCTGCAGTGTGACACGCACAATTTGGCCGCGTGTAATAAGTCCCGGTTGTACATCTTCTGTCCAGGCATCATCCTTCCAGATACGAATCCCGTGCATTCCCTTTCGCTTCTCTTGAAGAGTTGACGGACAATACAAATGTAACTTATTTCCTTCAACCATCGGTTGAAAGAGGCGATACACCTCCTCACGTGTAAACTTATTTGCTCCGAACCAAGCCACTTGGCCGGCGCAAATAACTTCAAGAAGACTTGTTTGAACTGCAGTGAGTTTGCTTGAGATCCAGTTGGTGGTCATTGCGAGTTCAAGACGACCATTTGCAGGATTATAGGAATCGATTAAGAGGTGTGGTAAAAGAATTGTCAGTACCGGCATTGTCACTTGGCCATCAATATACGAAAGTGGCACCATCGGTTTCTTTTCGCGATTCACGCGTGTCACAAGACCGCCATGATGTATTTTTCCGAGTTCGAGTTTTTGTAAGGGCACGCACCACTCCATTCTGGGTGTAAAGGTTTACCAAGTTTAGACCCAGGAAGATGCATCTCAGTTGGCGAGGTCCGCCAGGTTCAGGAAAACGCCACGCCATTCATCAAGAACTCTACAAACGCGCGGCGGCTCGTGGGGTCGTCCTAAAGATCATTACAAAACTCTGGAGCCTCGAGAAACCGAAGGAGGATGACGGAGGTGAAGACGATGAAGTCACGACAATTGCATCCAAGGACCAGATTCCCTTTGAAACATCGATGATACATTTTGGGTTTGATGTCTCCCGAATGAGTCTACAGGACCGTCATATCCTCAAGCCTATTCTTGAGCGTCTTGGAAAGGGCTCCCATGTACTTTCTGGAAGAGAGCAGGCCGAGAAGCGTATTCTTGTATTCTATCATGCTCATCTACTGAGCACAGAATCATGTGTCATTCTACAGAGTCTTCTAGAGCAGGACGGTTCCGATATAAGTATTTGGTGTACCTCAGAGCATCCACTTCCGATTCGCATTGCGCATCATTTTAGGGAGATTGCTGTGGGTGGACCCGACCGCGCCTATGAAAAAATTAAAGAGCGGATTCTAGTGGCAGGAGGTAATCCTTCTGCGCTCTTTGACCCGCAGACACTCTTTGATCAGGCAGTGCGGCGACTTGCTCGTCCTACAAAGCCGACTTTGGATGAAGTTGCCGGTATTCGTACCTTTATCTATGAATGTCTGATTCGGAATATCCGATGGATCGAATGTCTTCATCATCTGATGATCTCCTGTCTGCGACTTCCTTTATCAGAGTCCCATCGCCTCGACGCACTCAGAATTCTAGCGAAGCAGGAGGGCTCCGCAGCGGGTCAAACTATTCCTAGTTATCGTATTCCGATGGCCTGGGAGAGTACATTTATTCGTATGCGCGAAGCACTTTCTGGAGCCTTATCAGAGGAGGATGCAAGGCCTCAGAGTGCCACCGCTCCTGCGGGAACTAGTGGACACAGTACGACTACAACTCAAGGAGCCGCCACTTCACTGGATACAGGAGCCGCCGCAACAGGAAGATCTGGAGTGGCTAAAGCACGAGGCGGAAGAAGAAAGCCCGTTTGATCCGCTTCATCTACGTAGCAAGATGTGGCAAGGATATAAGGCCGGCACAGTGCGCCTTGTCTGTAAAACATGCGGATCAGCCAAAGTAATTATTCTTCATGAAGCCACTAAACCGTGTCCTGATGTCTGGAGGACTTGGGGCTATATCTTTCAATTATATGGTCAAGGTGCTACAGGCTGGCATAGACAGACTGGTACAGGCTGGCATAGACAGACTGGTACAGGCTGGCGTGTAGGGCTTTTTGCTGCACAAGAACCTCGAATTCTGCCTGCACCAGGACAACCTGTTGGTCCAGAGCATGTAAATGGTGGATACACAATTCCTTGTAAACAGAACAGTATTATTATCTACAGAGAGGAGGAATGCACTCGTGTCTTACTTCATGAACTCTTTCATGCGTCCTGCAGTGACCGACTCGCATCGCTTCCACATATGGAGGCAGAAACAGAGTCATGGGCTGAATGGGTGCTCGTTGCACTTGCTTCAAAGGGTGATCTCGAGCTGGCCGTCAAGCTCATGAAAAAACAGCTGCGATGGATGAGTGCGCAACACCGAGTTTTACGGGCATTCTATGGTGTGTTAAAGCCAGAAGATTTTGCGTGGAGATACACACTTGGTCGCGAGCACGCTTACGAACGTCTTGGACTTCGTGTACCGATTAGCACGGGTACTTCGCATGTAACGTCTTCTCGACTTAGTGCAGCTCTACTTGAAAAGGTCTAAACGCGACCATTGAAGTCATTGAAATGAATCCTGAACCGTATCTCTATAATGAGACACTGCTCTGGACAATGACAACAAATGGATATAAGTATTTAACATTGAATCTAATTCGAACAATTCAACAGGCTAAGTGCCCCTGGCGACTTCTTGTAGTGGCTGCAGATCGTGAAAGTTACACTTTTTTTCGCAATGAAAGTCTACCTGTAATACTTTTTACGAATGCACCGAGGACACAGGAGATTGGAATTAGCCGCTGGGGTAGTCCACAGTTTCAACGCTATAATCAGATTAAATTGCTGATTGCCCATGAATTTGCCCAGAACCCGAAGATAAAGCGTTGTGTCTACATGGATGGAGACATAACCCTTTTTAATGATTTTCTTCCGGAACTTACAATGCGTCTTACTTCGGCACCTGAAGTGATTCTATTTCAGTGCGACCAGAGAGAACGGGGTCCTTGTACTTCGACGGGATGTACAAATGTCTGTACAGGATTCATTGCGTGGGCTCACGGACATGACCAAGGAGTCTTTGATACTTCAAATTCTCAGGCATGGGGAGAGGTTCGTGATGATCAGGTATGGGTGAATAAACAACTACAGGCAAAAAAGATTCCGTATGTCACCTTACCGCGAGGCCTTTACCCAAATGGAGCGTATATTGATACAGTACAAGAATTACCAGGTGCACTTTTATTACATTATAATCATCGTGTAGGAAACGCAAAGATTCTTGAAATGAAGCGGCTTAATAAATGGATAATTCCGTATCTTTAGTGTCCATGACCACCTCCACCATGACCACCACCATGACCACCTCCACCGCCATGACCACCTCCACCGCCATGACCACCATGATGTCCAATACCACCACTATATCCACCTGAACCGTAGCCACCATAGGCTCCAAAGGCTAATGGAACAAAATAATACGGCGCTTCAACTGGAATCTCTTCAAAAATAGTCTGCGGCTGCACTCGAGTACGCAGTAGATTGATTACAAGTAAAGTAACTACAATTCCAAGAAGAACACCAAGAACTACACCCCACATCTCTCTTTTTGCTTTGGAAAACAAATCAAAAAAAGAGATTAACGGTCAATGTGGGGGTCGAACCCACGACTTCACGGTTAACAGCCGTGCGCTACTACCAACTGAGCTAATCGACCAGAGGGTCTCTTAGCAAACAAGCTAATCGACCAGAGGGTCTCTTAGCAAACAAGCTAATCGACCAGAGGGTCTCTTAGCAAACAAGC